CATACTAAGATAATTAATTCATAAATTGGTTATTCTTTTCTTAGTAAGAATAGCTGGCGCTAAGGAGGCGCTGATTATATGACAACACACTTTTCAAACGGAGTAACAAACGTAAGAGGAAAAGATGGAGATACTTCTTTATTTAGTGGTATCAAACAACCTCTAATTACTGGTGGTTATGGGCAAGAAGTTGCTTATCAAAACGACTGGGTAATTTATAACTCAGGTGATTGGGATGTAACATCTGGTGGTGGTTCAGACTATCAACTAGTAGATTATGCTGGTGGATGGTTAAGACTTGGAGACGATGCTCCAGCTGCTGGAGAAATTACTGGTATTTCTGGTAAAGAAGTATGGAACTATAACTCTGCTAAGCAATGGTGGTATGAAACTAGAATTGCTGTAACAGACGTAACTGAAATGAATTGGTTTGTAGGTTTTGCAGACAATGCATTTGTTGATCCAGCAACTGTACCAACTGATTGTATCGGTTTTTCACACTTAGAAGATACTACAACTATTCAATTCTTATCTAGAAAAAATAGTGCTGGTACATCTTTTGATATGACAGACACTGCTGGTGGAAGCACTTTTGCAATGTTAGACTCTACTGTCCCAACTCAAACTGCAACTCAATTTGAAATCCCATCTAACTCTGTTAGATTAGGTTTTCATTTTCAACCTGCAGGAACTGAGCTTGGTCAATCAAGTGCACAATACAAACTGTACTTAGACGGTAAAAAAGTTGGAACGCAAACAGCTTCAACTGTTCCAGATGATATAGCTTTAGAACTAAAAATTTTCATAGAAAATAAAGGTACTACTGCTAATCAACTAGCTACAGATTGGGTTCAAACAATCCAACAAAGATAATAAATTTAACTAGGGCCCTTCGGGGCCTTAGTGTAAATTAATAGGAGATTAAAATTATGCCAAATGTATCAGGAGTAAAAAGTAAACAAATAGTATTTGGATCTGACACAGATGCAATTTCTGCTGCAGGAACAGCTACTACTTTAGTTTTATTAAATAGTGGTCCTTGGGTTAACGCTCAAACGGTTACTTTAACTTCTTCAGCTGATAACTCAGGAATAACTTTTGTAGTTGTAGGAAAAGATGCTGATGGAGCTGCTCAAACAAGTGCAGCAACAACTGGACCAGATTCAACTACATTAAGCGTAGCTGGAACTTGGACAGAAGTAACAAGCATCACTGCAAGTGGATCTATTACAACAAACATTTCTGCTGGAATAACATCAGGAGCTGCAACAGGAACTATTTTTGCTGGCAGAACTAGAGTCAGAAGTATGACTGGAGTCGCTGGTGCC